CGCGATCCTCCATCCGGCCGGTTCCTCGGCCTGCCCGGCGCGCTCGAACGCCCGGTCCCAGGAATCCCGCACCACCGGCTTCGCCGCGTCCTGCACATAGGGCCGCGACAGGCACGCATAGCGCAGCGCGTCGGGCGCGTGGTCCTCCATGTCGGTATTGCTGGACAGGATGCCGTTCGCGTAGAACAGGTGCGCGTCATCCACCGTCAGGTTGTAGACCCGCGTTCTTTCGTCGGAGCGCCCAACCGCAACGATATGAACAGGTCCGCACGCGCCTTGTACTGTGCGGCTGGCTCCGAAACGCAGCGCCGCAAATCTCGCACGTAGCGTTTGGAACAGCAGCTTGGCATTCCGCACTACAGAACTGCTTATGAGGGTGTCGCGTTTCAAAAGCAGCGCCACAATATCCGCACGTGCATGAACGAAGCGGCGTGTTGGCTCGCATCTTACTGGCGTTGGCTCGCAGGGTACGCTGTCCCTCTGGGGTCGCACGCCATACCGCCAACTTCTCGCGGAGATCGCCGCCGATCTGAAGCCGTTCCCTTGCATGAATGCCGGCATGGGTCGAGCCGGGTATACACTCCAGGTTGGCGATGGCGTTGTTGTCGTGGTCACCGTCGACGTGATGGATGTGCCAGCCATCTGGAATGGTGTTGCCGGCATCAAGCCAGACCTGCCGATGCAGGCTTGTGCCAGTGCCGTTAGTGAGCACAGTCCCGCCCGGATTGTAGTAGAGGCGCCCCTCATAGCGGCGATAGATGACACCGCGATATTCAATGGTTTTTGCCATGTGTTCCTCTCAGTCAGAACACAGTAGCAATTAAGGTGCTCTAGCGCAACAAGCCCCTTACCTCGGACGTAGACTTTATGGTGGGGCGTTCCCTCCAGCACGCGCCCATCCGACAGCGTGACGCGCACCGTCACCGACGCGCCAGACAGGTAGGAACGCAGCACCGGTCGCGGGCCGATCGGCGTGTCCACCATGTCACCGACCTGCACATCCTCGATCGGTCGCGGGCCATCCGGGGTGGCGACCATCGTGCCGGCAACCCAGCAGTCTACGTCTTCGGGCCGCGCATCGTCGTGCTGCAACGCCGGCAGCGTGCGGATCAGATCGCGCGAGGTGCTGAACAGCAGCAGCATCGGCCGCTCGTCGGCATCACCCACCAACCGGCTCCGCACCTGATCCCAACCGCCCATCGCGCCGCGCTGCGGGACGCGCTTGTTGTCCGCCGGCCTGAAATGCACGCCGACGCTGTGCATCCTCTGCGCGATGCTCGGGCCGCCATCCTCGGCGAACATCGCCGGGTCGGCCACGCCGTTCATCGGCTGCGGGTCGTCGGTCTCGCGCTCGCGAATGCCGTGCGCGACTGCCTCGGCGGTGAGCTTCAGCCCGACGTTCGGCTCGCCCGGCCGCATGCCGTACCATTCGCGGTAGTTGACCAGCGCGCCGCGCGCGATGTCGTGCATCGAGCCGTCGGAGACCGCCCACCACAGGCACGCGAACGGGCGGGCGGATCCCCAGTCGAACGAGCGGAACCGCGCCCAGTGCTGCGGCAGCGTGCGCGGCGCGATGACGTGGCGGTCCATGCTGAACTCGGGAAAGAACGCGCCGGAGACCACCGACCAGTCGCCCTCGAGCCACGCGCGCACCAACTCTGGCGAGCCTGACGCTTTCAGCCGCTGCACATAGTCGGCGCCGAGGTAGTGGTTGTCGGCGACGCGGCTTGGAATGTAGGTGCGCTGCAAGCCGGTGTGGCGGTCACGCAGTAGCTTCCAGCCGCGCGGCGCCGGGTCGATGTAACGTGCGCGAACCCACTGATGCCCAGGACCGCCAGGGTTGCCGGTCAGCCGCATGCCGACCGCCACGCCTGCACCACTGCGCAGCGTCGCCATGAGCTTCATGATCGGCGCCGGCGACGGGAAATTGCCCGCCTCCTCCACATAAACCCGCGTATATGACGCGCCCTGATGCACCTCGGCGTCGGCATCGCGGTCGAGGTAGGCATAAGTGATGCGCGCGCCGTTTGGCATAGTGAACCGCATCGGGTTGACCGTCGCGGTTGCGCCCAGCTTGGAGTAGATAACCCGCGCCCGTTCGAACGTCTCCAGCAGTTCCGTCCGCGTCCGCCGCACCATCAGCCCGATCGCGTTCGGCCCGTGCTCGGCGGCGTGGCTGACCCATTCGCCCAGCACTGCATCGGTCTTGCCGCCACCACGGGCGCCGCCGAAGAACACCTCGAAGATGGTGCAGGCGCAGAACGCGGCTTGCGGGCCAGGCTGCGGCGTCCACGCGGTGCCGTGGCCGTCGTCCTCCGGCTCCGGCTCAGTCGCAGATATTGCCGTCAGTTTCAGCATCGGCCTCGATCTCGATGTCCGGCGGCGCGTAGGCCTTGAGCCAGTCGTGCGCGCTCTCGATCGGCGTCGGTGTGCGCACCACGTAGTTGAGCGGCTTGTCTGGATCGCCGGCAAGCTCGACCCGGTCCTTCTGGCCGAGCAGCTGCTTGCCGAGCCAGATCAGCATTGTGTCGCTGCCGGCGTTTGCACGCTGCCATTGGAGGCGGCGCAGCGTGGTGCGGCCGTGGTTGAGGCCCTCCTCGATGTCGGCGCGGAGTTGCGGGTCTTCCTTCAGTGCGGTGTAGAGCGAGACTGGCGAGACGCCGCACACGGTGGCGATCTCATCGCGGGTGCAGCCGATCGAGGCGGCACGCTTGGCGACGTCGGCATCGATGACCTTGCGCGGGCCGCCGCCGTGGCCTGGCAGTGGGCCATTACGCTTCACGTCGGGCATCGGCTATGCCGCCTCGGCTGGCTGTGGGGCGCGCTCGGCTGCGGTGTCGGCGAAGTTGCGTCCGGTGAGCGCGTGGGTTGCGGTCTGGCCGGTGAACGCCTGCCAGCGGAGGATGGTAACGTCGCAGTAGGCTGGCGATATCTCGATCGTGTGCGCGGCGCGTCCGGTCATTTCGGCAGCTATGATGGTGGTGCCGGAGCCGACGAACGGGTCGTAGACGGCTTGGCCGGGGCTGGAGTTGTTCTCGATCGGGCGGCGCATGCACTCGACTGGCTTCTGGGTGCTGTGACCCGACCACGCATCTTCAGTGCCGGTCATGCCGCCTTTGAACGCTGTCCTGTTCTCGATCTGCCAGAGCGTCGACTGCTTACGATCACCCTGCCAATGGCCCGTCTTGCCTTTGCGCACGGCATACCAGCAGGGCTCATGTTGCACGTGGTAATTACCGCGGCCGATGGGAAAGTGTGACTTCGCCCAGATGATCTGCATACGTATTTCAAAGCCGCCAGCCACGAGCGAATTGTAGTGGTCGATCTGCGTGGTCCCCGGCGGGGACCACGTGTATGCGATGTCTCCCGGAAACAGCATCCACGCTTGGCGCCAATCGGCCTGTTGGTCGTTTTCGACAGTCCCGATCGATCTCGATCGGGACCACCCGATCGTCGGCGACTTATTGCGCCAATCCGGGTCGTAGTTCACGCCCCACGGCGGATCGGTGACCATGAGATGCGGTCGCACGGCGCCGAGGCACAGCGACACGTCGACCTCGCTCGTTGCATCGCCGCACACCAGGCGATGCCGCCCGAGCAGCCACACATCGCCGAGCACCGACACCGGCTCGGCCGGCGCATCAGGCACATCGTCGGGATCGGTGAGGCCATCGGTGCGGTCGGCGAGGATCGAGGCCAACTCGTCATCGCTGAACCCGATCAGCGACAGATCGAAGCCATCGGCGCCAAGCTCGCCTAGTTCCATTTGCAACAACTCGGCATCCCAGCCTGCATTCAGCGCCAGTTGGTTGTCGGCGATCACCAGCGCGCGCACCTGCGCGTCGGTCAATCCCGCGAGCGTAATCGTCGGCACTTCGGCGAGGCCGAGTTGCTGCGCCGCTGCAAGGCGTCCGTGGCCTGCGATGATGCGCGCGTGCTCGTCGATCAGGATTGGATTGGTCCAGCCGAACGCGGCGATGGAGCGTGCGATCTGCGCGATTTGCGCCGGCGAATGGGTGCGCGGATTGCGCGCGGCGGGCTGAATCGCTGCGATAGCCACATACGAAACGGAGAGTTTTTTGATTGGTTCAAAGAGTCCCGACGCACTCATCAGATCCGTCCCAAAAGTAGCAACACGAGCAACACCACGACGACGAGGCCGATGCCGCCGATGCCGTAGCCATAGTACGGATACGTGCCGTAATAGCCGCCGTGCCAGCCCCAGCCGCCGCCGACGAGCAGCAGCACGAGCAGCACGATGATGATGAGCATGATGGGCGAGATCATGGCGCTGCCTGATCGAGACAGAGGCGGAGGAACTTGCGCAGCAGTTTCGCATCGGCGGTGCTGAGATCGATCGTCATTCGGTCCTCGGTGTCGTCGATGGTCTCGAAGTTTATCGTAACGGTCGCCGGATCGGTTTCGCCGTCGCCTTCGTAATAATACATAGTCAGGCGTAGTGGGGCCTTGTGCTCGTCACAGACAAACATAGTCAGGCGTGGCTCGGTCATGCGGTTAGCGGAAGTGTCTGCGGCTGGTCATCAGCAGCCAGACGACGAGTGCGATGACGACGGCGCAGGAGGTAGCGAGCGCGAGCGCGACGTACCACCAGAGGCTCACGGCGCGGCCACGGAATTATTTCGCATCAGCCGAAGAAACCCCTTGCATCGTGACTCACGATCAGCTATGTTGTGGTTATCGAAACGAGCAACGGAGTAACGCAGATGACTAGCCCCTACTACGACCCCACTGAGTTGGTCCTTCCTCGCCGAACTGGTCCGGCAGACCCTGTGCAGCAGCTTTGGGCCAAGGTCGCACGTCGCGTCATGGATGCGACAGGCAACGAGACAGAGGCGAAGCGGGAGGCTGACACGGCGATTGCTTTGGCAAAGAAGGGGGCGGCCTGAGCGCCGCGCGGCAACGCAACGAACGGAGTAACGAGGATGGACGAGGAACTGCTGGCGCATTTGGCGGCGCTGGAGGCGCGGCTGATGCTGCGGATCAACGACAACCACTCGCGGGTGCTGGAGGACATGGCATCGTTCCGCGATGACTTGACGGTGCTGACGGCAATCACGATGCGGGTTGAGGGATCGGTATCGGCGCTGATCACCGAGGTGCGGGCGGGACATTCGCGGCATGCGCGGTTGGAGAAGCTGGAGGGCGAGTGATGCGCCGGCTCGGTGACCACCCCCTGACGGCGGCGGAGCGGCAGGCGCGGCGGCGTGCGGCGCTGCTGGACGAGAACCGCCGGCTGCGGTGGGCGCTGCTGCTGCTGTCGTGCCCGGCTCAGGAGCCACCCACTTGCGCGACACACGGGCACGCTTTCGGGGGCAATGGGCGATGCGTCACGTGCGGGTTTGTGCCGTGGGGCGGATCACTGCCGCGCCACCAGCCACGCGACGGGCGCGACCACCTGCCGCAAAGCCCCGAACAGGAGCACGGCGAGGGTGGCATGATCGCCGTGGGTGCTGAGGACGACGGCGGGGTGGCCGCGTAACGCCCCCGCTAGCAGGGCTACGGACGCGCCTGGCGCCCATTGGGCGGTTTCGGCCCGGTAGGTAGCCCGATCGGCCACAGCGGCCTGTAACGCCCGGATTTCGGCCTCAGCGAGCGCCTCGGGTCTGCCGGCTGTATCAGTGAGCAACTTGAACACGCCTGGGGTGTTACGAATGGGCAGCCACTCGGTGGTGTCTGGGTCGAAGCGGCAGAACAGGTAGGCTGGGAACAGCGGCACTTCGACGCGGTGAAGCAGGGTGCGGAGCACGCGGTCGCGGCGGGTGACGAGGGTCAGCGGCAGGTAGGTCTCGTAGCCCTGGCGGTTGAGATTGGCGACGGCGCGACGCTCGGCCTGGGCGTAGGTTGCGAC